CATGTGCATCATGGTTCTTTTTTATCTGGCATATATTATGTCTCTGCACCTGAAGGATCTGGTAATGTTTTATTCTTTCAAGATTTTAACAGAAACTATATTGCTGAGAGTGTTGCGAAGGTTAAAAAGTATACAGGATTATCTGGTGGTAATGTTCCTTACAAACCCTATACTGGTAGATTGTTAGTGTTTCCCTCTAATCTTCCTCATGCTGTTGAGACTGGAAATCATGAAGGTGATAGGGTTTCTATTGCATTTAACATTGGATTAGTTAGAGGTTACAATGAATAATATTGGTCAAAGATTATTAAATGAGATTGACTTAAAGTTTAATGATCGTGCTCATCATTTTCCTAAATTGTTAGACAATCCCAGTGATCATTTGACATGGGAAGATGTAGAATTTTGTATTAATACTACATCTTTATTTGAAGTTGAGATTATTAACCATGATAATCAAAAGGTGGAAATTGATAGACGTTTGACTGCCTGGGTAAAGCATAAGTATGTGCAATGTAGTAAACAACTAGCACAACATATTAATCATGGACATACGTTTGTAGTAACAGGATATGATTATTACAAAAAGAACAATCAAGAACTATTAAGAATCTTTGAGGAATGTTTCCAAGTTGATTGTGCTTTACATGCCTTTGGTGGTAAAGATGGATCTAAATCATTTAATGTGCATGAAGATTATCCATGTAACTTTATTATTCAAGTAGAAGGTGAGACTGAATGGAAAGTATTCAAGAATCGTCGTTCTGGATTGTTACTAACAGGTGAATATGGTTCACCAGTCGATGAATCAAAATTAGAAGTTGATTTGCATGTCACATTAACACCGGGCGATGCAATCTATATACCTAATAGGGCATATCATTGTGCATATCCTCAAGGTAAGAGATTATCTCTTAGCATACCTTGCTGGCCCAGACAAGGTGTAGACCCCCAATCTCCTGATCGTAATTATTATCGAATAACATGAATACTGTTGACGAACACGCAATTTTTCAGGGTGCTTTTGCTAAAGCATGTGATGACTTTATGTTCATCGATGATGTATCTCATGAGGCATGTGATGGACTGTTGGAGTTGTATCATAATCCTGTAAATTTATTCAAATTTGAAGGTAAATGTGGCATGAATTCTTATGGCGTGCAGAAAGAAGATGTTAAAGAATCGATAGATGTCTGTGTGCCAGTATCATTCAATCAACCAGCAGTACAACAATACTTCAATGAATTGGATGTGATTGTTAAAAAGTATGTTGAGAAATTTCCATTTTCTGGTATGTCACCATTTTCAATGCGTGAACCTATGGCATTACAAGGATACCCTAAAGGTGGAGGATTTAAGATATGGCATTCAGAAAGAACGAGTGCTTTTATTGATCATACAAGAAGACATCTAGTCTACATGACATACTTAAATGATGTACCAAATGGTGGAACTGAATGGTTTCATCAGCAGAGATATGTCGATGCAGTGAAAGGTAGAACAGTTATTTGGCCTGCTGATTGGACATATCTACATAAAGGTAGGATCAGTCATGATCATGAAAAGTATATCGCTACAGGATGGTTTGAATATGGCGAAACTTGAGATTAAAGAGAATGTAATGCCGACATCATATGTACGGCATTTATATAATGTTGTGACTGATGTTAGTTTCGATTGGCATTACATTCATGATGCTACATTTGAAGAACAAAGAACAGGATCTCCTAGTTTCAGTCATTTATTGTATAATAATGGGCACAAATCCCCTCACTTTAATACATTCATTCCACCATTACTTGAGGCAGTTGGTGAAGTTAATTTGATTCGTGTTAGATTGGGTTGCTTATTATCTAATATTCTGAACCCTCAGAATAATACACATGTTGACTTTGAATATCCTCATATGGTAGGATTGTATTACATTAATGATGCTGATGGTCCAACATGTGTATGGACAGAGGATGGATTGCAAAAAGTAGAAGCACAATCAAATAGATTTGTTTTATTTGATGGTAAATATAAACATGCAAGCACATGTCCTATGGCAATGCCATCGAGATTTGTTATCACTTACAATTTTACACAATGATTCCACATATCACTATAGATAACTTTTTTGAGACACCGGGATTAGTACGAGACTTTGCACTCAGACAAGAGTATTTCAAGGGAGATAGAGGAACTTGGCCCGGATTACGCACAAAGTTTTTACATGAACTCGATAATGAGTTGTTTCATATTGTTTGTGGTAAACTCATGAAACATATGCCAAGAGAGTTTAATGACTTCAAAGAGATACAAATTGGATTTCAATTAATTGATGAAAGTTATGGATCTGGTTGGGTTCATGATGATGATAAACGTCACAATATGGCAGGTATGATATACCTATCACCTGACCCTCCTATAGTAGATTCAGGCACTACATTTTATGATCCTAGAATGGATGATAGTGATGCTAGTTATCAGCAAAAGTTTAGAGAAGAGATGGATGATCCTGAGTATAGAAATGCTTATGAAAAGGATAGATTAGATCATAGAAATATGTGGACAGAAAGTATTAAAGTTCAGAATAGGTATAATAGATGTAATATATTCAATCCAAGATGTTGGCATTCTGCTGACAATTTCTTTGGTATTGATAAACAAACCTCTAGACTTACTATGGTATTTTTTGGGTACGCATTATGATTAGAGTTATTGATGATCTTATTCCATACGGATATCAAAAACACATTTATGATTTAGTGGCAAATCAGGATATGGATTTCTATTTTCATAGAAATGTTGTAGATCCTAGACCTCTACATTACAATGCAGCAAAAAATTCTAACGTTCATGCATTTGTTCATGTGGCATTTAGAAATAAGATAACACAATCTAAATTCTTTCCTACACTATATCCGATAACATTTAGTATCCCTGAAAAGACTGGTGTTAAATTTTCTATGTTGGATAGAATGGGAGTTAATTTTAGTGTTGGTCAAGGTGAAAGTAGAATGTTGCATCATCTACCTCATATTGATAACAGTTATAAGCATTATGTGGCAATTTATTATGTAAATGATTGTTGTGGTGATACATTTATTTTTGAACAAAGAAATGAATTCCTAAATGATCAATATTCAATGCCAAACACTCATTGGGATAGTGGAAATGCAGATCCTAACTTTATGTTTACTGAGAAGCAGTGTCAGGAAGAAGAAGATAAGATATATGAAAGAAATGAATGGACAATTAAACATAGAGTTACGCCAAAAATGGGAAGGTTGGTTATATTTGATGGCGCACATTATCACGCCAGTTCAGATACAACGGATGATTTTCGTTGTGTGATTAATATGAATCTCATACCATGATTAAAGTAATTAAAGGTGCAATACCCTTAGAATTGTGTAAGGTAAATGTTATCAACATGGACCTATTGAATCATGCTCTAAACTATCCTGGTGATCCTCAACATCCTCATGCTTTTGGATACTATTCACCTATATTTCTGGAATCTTTGTTGATACATATGCTGCCAAAGATTGAGAAAGCAACCCAGAAGACTCTCAATCCTGCTTATTCATATGGCAGGATATATTTTCACGGAAGTGAACTTCCTCGCCATACAGACCGTCCTAGTAGTGAGTGGGCAGTCACATGTTGCTTAGAAAAACATAAAGAATGGCCCATATCATTTGACAAAGACGGTGAAGTAACTACAATAGATCTGGATGTAGGTGATATCTGCATCTATAAAGGTATTGAGTACCCTCATTGGAGAGAAGTTCTTGATGGTCCTAGACATGTGCAAGCAATGTTGATGTACGTTGATGCAAATGGACCTTATGTTGAATATACATTAGACAAACGACCTCATCTGTGCCACTCAGAACCCTGTCCACCCGATTCACACAACTAGGAAATATCTGCTATAATACGCAAGTATTCAACGGAGAATCATGCCCCAATTCACTCTCATCTGTAAGGATGAGGATTCCACTGTCACAACTAAAGAATTTGAAGCAATGCTTTTGAATGAAGTTGTTGAGAAAACTCAAGACTTTTTGAAAGGTGTTGGTTATGTGTTTGAAGAATTGCACACTCAAGTGTATCCAATTCCAGACGGTAACAACGACGACTATGCTTCTGTCTACAGGGATGTAGACTGATACATATTACAGTAGTTTATTTTAACTTCACTATTCTGAACAATGGGTAAGACTTTTCGGCGTGGCGGTAGCGAACGGGGTTACTACTCCCCTGGTAAATCTATCCGAGACAAGCGACAAAAAGGTGGCACAAACCGAGCAAACTGGGCAGACGAATCAAACTATGACGACTTCTCCAAAACAAATAAAAAACGAAAGTTTGACCCAGAGCGAGACAATGACAACGGATGGTACTGAAAACGAAAGAGAATCTGAAATTCTGGAGTTTGATGACTGTTCGGAAGTAGACTACGACCTGGATTACACTGTTCAATACTAAAGATCACATGCAGAACGAATCTCCAAATGATAAGTTCAATAGAGGACTTGATATTTTTATTGAGTCCGTTATTGAACCTGATCACAATTTAAGAGCAGATGCTCATGAGCAGAAATGTTATCATGAGTTGCTAGAGTGGCGAGGTGAAATTATTGAATATCTTGATCGTCGTCGCAATGAGGAGTTTAATTCGTGACAGCACCAATTATTGGACCTGACAACACTTATGAAAAGNNATTCGTTCTTATGTTCTTGATTACCTCAAAACATTGCGCCGATAACCAATGATTGGTCTACACTCAGCACTCTTAGACAACGATGAAAAAATGATCTTGAAAGATGCTTTGTTTTTGTATGTCTCTGACTTGCAAAA